GTGGGTTGTTGTGGTCATAGATTTATAGATGTAAGAAAAAAAATATACACAGAGTGAGAGGATAGGCCGTGCTTAAAAAGTAGGCAACTCTCCGCAGCGCGACTTAAATTGTGACCACGACGACCCACAAACGCGTTTTTTCGTGCTAAGTTGTTGATTTTAAAGGGTTTTCTTGTGGGTCGTCCATGACCCACACTTTTTAGCTGCGTGGCAGCATGTAGCTGGCGCCAAACCCCCTACGCGACTTCAAAAACCATGACCACAATGACCCACACGACCCACACCACACGACTTTAAAAACCATGACCACAACGACCCACACGACCCACACAAGTTAGTAAGCACTAACTGACCAGGTTACATGAGTGACCGCTAACTTAAATGTGTGTACTTACTAACCCAGCTCGAAGTTAGTGAGTGCTAACATATTTCTCGGAGCCACCCCCCCCAGGTCCGGCGCATTGGGCCAACGGAAGCGGAGGGGCCGCAAACATTTTATTTTTTATTTTTTATATTACACTTGCGAACATGACATTCCAAAGTCTGCCGCTTACCATCCGAAAGATCGAGGCCACTGAGGCACGGCTTAATCGCATATATGACGCGGCCAAACGAGGGTTAAAGGGAGACACGCTGGCACTAGCCGCAGGAATGCGGCCTGAAGAGTACCGGGCGCTGCATGAACTTGACCCGCTAGTGCCGATGGCTGAAGAGAAGGGCCGCGCTGATGGCGAAGAGGCGTTGTCCAAGATAATGCACGAAGCTGCTTATGCTGGCGACACCAAGGCTGCGCTGGAGATACTCAAGCACGTCCACGGTTGGGTGGCCAAGCAGGCGGTGCAGGTCGAGGTCAATCAGTCGATCAGCATACTAGGTGCGCTGAAGGAAGCTGAAGAGCGGGCGATGAACGTCATCGACGTCACGCCCATTGCATCCACACCATCAGAGACGCTCAAGCCACGACTGGCGCCACACAAGCAGACCGTAAATAATTAGGTTGCACCTTGATTGGAGAACACAGATGGCTGACCGCAAAAATGCTTTGGCGCCTAAAAATGTCAACTCATTAAACACGCTACTTGAGCATCCTAACCCTGTTCAACACCTAATGCAATTGGCGTCTGAACGACCAGAGTATGCAGCGCTGGCGGATTATTTAATGTCGCGCAGCGCAATGCCGCCGGTTTCGTTTAAATATCTACCTTCTGGTTATATGGGGCTGTTTACACAGCGAGGCTTCTTCGGTAATAGCGACATTCCTTATACTGGTCGAGTTACCTTGGCCGCAGATTTTTTAAATCCCAATCTTTCGTCTACTTTTGCTGTGCCCACGCTGACACATGAACTAACGCACGCGGCAAAAAAAGAAATGGTCGAACAGACTTCGCAAAAAGACATTGCGGACCAACAGGCTAAACAACAGTTCTTGGACGCATACACCAAACTTAGCTACGACAGGAATAAACGTGGTCGCGCCGCTTTTGCACCAAACGAATTGGCGTATAAGTTAGACCCTACATGGACAGAGAAAAAAGAAGGCTATCGGGCTTCATATGATGAGTCGCCTGCTTGGGCTATGGGCGCTATGGCTAATGACAACCCGTATTACGATTACGACCCTGCCAACCCGCCAGCGCACTTAAATTCAACTTTGGCATCGGAGTATCAAATTTTGTTGGACTTGGCAACAAGGGACGCCAAAGCAAATCCTAACAAAAAGAAACGTTAATGCAAACGACAATCTACTCCGCTGAAGAAGAGATGGCACTGATGACGCGGCTGTGGGAGCCGCGTTATAAGGACAACCCGCTGGCGTTTGTAATGTTAGTATTCCCGTGGGGTAAGAAGGGCACGCCGCTGGAACACTTCACGGGACCGCGTAAATGGCAGCGCGAGGTGCTGACAGACCTGACGGCGCACATCAAGAGGAACAACGGCAAGGTTGACTTCGACACGCTGCGGCTGGCTGTCTCAAGCGGACGCGGTATAGGTAAGTCGGCGCTGGTGTCGTGGCTGACGCTGTGGATGGTGTCAACCAGAATAGGCTCGACGACTATAGTCAGTGCTAACAGTGAGAGCCAGCTACGGAGCATCACATGGGCGGAGATCACTAAGTGGTCGGCGATGTTGATCAATAGCCACTGGTTCGAGATCAGCGCAACGCGGGTGATGCCAGCCAAGTGGCTGACGGAGCTGGTCGAGCGTGACCTGTCCAAAGGCACCCGTTACTGGGGCATCGAGGGGCGGCTATGGTCGGCGGAGAACCCGGACGCTTATGCTGGTGTTCACAACCACGACGGGGTGATGTTGATATTTGACGAGTCCAGCGGTATAGACGACTCGATCTGGTCGGTGTCATCGGGCTTTTTCACGGAAAACACACCCCACAGGTTCTGGCTGGCGTTTTCCAACCCACGGCGTAACAGCGGGTACTTCTACGAGACGTTTCACTCCAAGCGGGACTTTTGGCTTACCAAGGTGGTGGACGCGCGCTCGGTGGAGGGTACGGACAAGCAGGTCTATCAGCAGATCATAGATGAGTATGGGCCGGACTCGGTGCAGGCGCACGTTGAGGTTTATGGTGAGTTTCCTGGCGCGGGCGACGATCAGTTCATCGCGGCGTCTATTGTTGAGGACGCTATGGAGCGCGACCAGTATAAGGACCGGTCGGCACCGATCATAGTCGGCGTGGACCCGGCACGGTTCGGGTCGGACTCGACGGTCATAGCGGTGAGGCAAGGCAGAGATATTGTGAAGATCATCAGGCACAGGGGCGACGACACTATGACAGTGGTCGGGCATGTAATCGAGGTGATCGACGAGTTTAAGCCAGCGGGGGTGTTCATCGACGAGGGCGGGTTAGGAGCGGGCGTGGTGGACCGGCTAAAGGAGCAGAGGTACCAGGTCAAGGGTGTGAACTTCGGGTGGAAGTCGAGCAAACCGGCTATGTATCAGAACAAGCGCAGCCAGATGTGGGGCGAGATGCGGGAATGGTTGAAGTCCGCCAGCCTGCCACGCGACAGGTTCTTGAAAACTGACCTGATTTCGCCTATGATGCGACCAGACTCTAAAGGCGCTATTGGTCTGGAAAGTAAGAAGGACATGAAGGCGCGCGGCGTAGCCTCGCCAGACGCGGCGGACGCCATAGCGATCACGTTCGCGTTCCCTGTGGCGCACCGGGAGTACAATGAAGCCCGATACGCGCGCAGTAATGGTAGTTTTGGAATTGTTGCAACCAGTTGGATGGGGAGTTAATCATGCCACTTGTCAAGTCAGCTAGCAAAAAAGCCGTGTCTGAGAACATTCGCCGCGAGATGAAGGCGGGCAAACCACAAAAACAAGCGGTGGCCATCGCCCTTAGCGTTCAGCGCGAAGCCCAGAAGAAGAAAAAGAAAAAATGAGAGCATTACAAGATTGCTTAATTGTTCGCCCAGATGTTGAAAAATCTGTTCTAATTGAGCTACTTCGTAAAGAAAAGACCGGCACTGGCGTGGTTTTGAAGGCAGGACCGCTTGCTACTGATGTAAAAGCAGGCGATAGAGTGCTTTTTGGCGATTCCATCGGACAAGACTTCCGGTGGGAGGGCGAAGACCTCTTGGTAATGCGCGAGAAACATGTACTCGGAGCGTTCGATGAGTAACGAAGACATCCTAGCCGAAGCCAGGGCGCGTCTACAGACGGCTATTGGCGCTACGGCCATGAATCGTGAAACTCAGGTCGATGATCTGAAGTTTTACGCCGGTGATTCTGACAATATGTTCCAGTGGCCTACGGAAGTGCTGCAAACGCGCACGTCGGCTGCTGGACTGCCCACTCGTCCCACACTGACAATCAATAAACTGCCCCAGCACGTCCATCAGGTGACGAATGAGCAGAGGATGAACCGACCGGGCATTAAGGTAATACCGTCAGATGAAGAGGCTAACGAAGAGGTAGCAGAGATTTATAACGGCGTCATCCGCCATATTGAATATATGAGCGACGCCGACGTGGCGTACGACACCGCCTGTGAAAATCAGGTGGTTTATGGTGAAGGTTATGTGCGTATTCTGACCGAATACTGCAATGATGATAGCTTTGACCAAGATTTGAAGATCGGACGCATTCGCAACAGCTTCAGCGTCTATATGGACCCGATGATACAAGACCCCACTGGCGCGGACGCCAAGTGGTGTTTTATCACTGAAGACTTGACTAAGCAAGAATACGAGCGGATGTACCCAGAAGCCGCGCCGATTACGACGCTAATGAGCCTGGGCGTGGGTGATCAGTCAATCAGTCAGTGGATTAACGAAAATACTGTGCGGATTGCCGAGTATTTTTATGTTGAATACGAAAAAAAGACGCTAAACCTGTATCCGGGCAACGAAACAGCCTTTGACGGCACGCCTGAAGACAAAATGCTGCGTGGTATGTTTGGCAAACCGTTGCGTAATCGCATGGCTATGCAGCGTAAAGTATGCTGGATTAAGACAAACGGCTATGAAATCCTTGAAAAGTCCGACTGGGCGGGGAAATTTATCCCTGTCGTGCGTGTCGTGGGCAACGAGTTCGAGGTCGAGGGCCGTATTTATGTCAGCGGGCTGATAAGAAACGCCAAAGACGCCCAGCGCGCGTATAACTACTGGGCCAGTCAAGAGGCCGAGATGCTGGCGCTGGCGCCCAAAGCGCCATTTATCGGCTACGGCGGTCAGTTTGAGGGTTATGAGCATCAGTGGAAGACCGCCAACACGACCAACTGGCCGTATTTGGAGGTCAATCCAGACGTTACAGACGGCGCAGGAAGCTCCCTGCCACTACCCCAGCGGGCACAGCCTCCAATGGCCTCCAGCGGCCTTCTACAGGCCAAGGTGGGGGCATCTGAGGACATTAAGAGCGCCACGGGGCAGTACAACGCCTCGCTGGGCATGACCAGCAACGAGCGGTCAGGCAAAGCGATCTTGGCTCGTCAGCGCGAGGGCGACATTGGCACATATCACTACGTTGACAATTTGGCCCGTGCCATCAGGCATGTTGGCCGTCAATTGGTGGATTTAATACCCAAAATCTACGATACTGAGCGCATCGCCCGCATCATTGGTGAGGATGGAGAATCGTCTACCGCCAAGATCAACCCGATGCAGCAGGAACCAGTCAAGAAGATCATGGACGAAGAAGGCACAGTTATAGATCGCATCTATAACCCCTCGGTCGGCAAATACGATGTGCGAGTGATTACCGGCCCTGGCTACGCTACCAAGCGTCAGGAAGCCCTTGAATCAATGGCTCAATTGCTGCAAGGCAACCCGCAGCTTTGGCAAGTGGCTGGCGATCTGTTCGTTAAGAACATGGATTGGCCGGGCGCCGACGATCTGGCCGCCCGTCTGGCTCGTACTATTGATCCCAAACTGCTCAACGCTGAAGAGGATGAAGACCCTGCGCTGCAAGCGGCTCAAATGCAGATTCAGGCTATGGGTCAGGAAATGGAGCAGATGCACCGTATGCTTCAGAGCGTCCAGCAGAGCATGGAAATGCGTGACATGCAGCTTAAAGAGTTCCAGGCGCAGTCCAAGGCTGCTATCGATGAATACAATGCCGAAACAAACCGCATCAAGGCGACTCAGGCAGGTATGACACCGGAGCAAATCCAGGATATTGCAATGGGAACTGTGGATGCAGCGATGACTATGGGCAATTTGACGCCCAGCGTGTAAAATTTTCAGAACTTGGAGTTTAATATGGAATTACTTAACCCTCTCTCCAAAGCCAACTTTGCGGCTCAAACAGCCTCCTACACTGGCACTGCTGGCAATACGACCGGCTGGGCCGCTGGTCCTGAAGGCGTAATGGTGTGGTCTGACCAGCCTTGTTATGTCGAAGTTGGTGAAGGCGCTGTGGCAACAACTGCCAGCACCCCGATCCCGGCCATGACCCCGATCCCGTTCAAGGTGCAGCCCACCGTGTCCGGCGTGTGGCGTGTAAGCGCCATTCAGGTGTCTACCGGCGGTACTATTTACTGTAAACCGATAAATTCACAATGAATTTCCTAGCCGCTCGCAATGCCATCGGTATCGGATTAGGGGGCCTTATTTCGTTATTTGGCGGTCGTGGTACTGAGCAGGCCGTTGGCAATCTACTTTGTGAAAATGGCGACAACCTCGTACAAGAGGATGGCGGCCTAATCTTGCTGGGGTAAAACATGGCTGACAAAACCATATCTGCATTAACCGCCGTCACATCACTAGACGGCACAGAACCATTGCCGCTTGTTCAATCTGGCACTACCAAGAAAGCTACCATCAGCCAAGTGCTGACCGGCCAGTTGGTGACTGAATCTGGAACCAGCCGCACTTTGTCCTCTACTGATAACGGCAAGATCATCTACTGCACCAATGCAAGTGCAGTAACGATCACAACAGCCACAAGTCTTGGTGTTGGGTTTAACTGCGCGGTGATTCAAGGTGGCACAGGTAAAGTGACAGTGGCTCAAGGCGCTAGTACCACGCTGCTGTCTTATTCAAGTCTGCTTAGTACCGCAGGGCAATACGCAATCATTAGTGTTGTAGCACCAGTTGCCGACACATTTGTAGCTGCGGGAAATTTAGGAGCCTAATATGTCTGTATCTTTGTCACCTATTGGCGGTGCTGGCGCTCAGTTCTTTGACAACAACGGCAACCCGCTTTCGGGGGGCAAGTTGTACTCATACGAGGCTGGCACAACCACTCCTAAAACCACCTACACCACTGCTGCTGGCACGACCGCCAACAGCAACCCCATCATTCTCAACGCCGCAGGCCGTCCTCCGCAAGAGATTTGGCTGACCACTAACGAGCCATATAAGTTTGTCCTGAACGATTCTGCTGACAACCTGATTGGCACTTGGGACAACATCTACGGCTACTCTAGCGGCTCCATTGCCTATGCTGCCACCGAGGTGCAGACTGCTACGGCAGGACAGACGCTGTTCGTTCTGACCGAGATGATCTACAACCCAGGTACAAATACGCTGGCGGTATATGTTGATGGGGTCAACCAAGTTGTCAACAACGCTTACATTGAAAGTAGCGCAACTGAGGTAACTTTTGTCTCCGGTCTGCATGAAGGTGCTGTTGTCAAGTTTGTTAATGTTGCGATTGTTTCAACTGATGCAACTTCTGTCACCTATGAGCCTGGGTTCGCAGGATCAGTACAAACCACCGTTGCCGCCAAACTTCAGCAAACCGTCAGCGTCAAGGACTTCGGCGCTGCGGGTGACGGGGTGACGGATGATACGGCTGCGATTCAAGCAGCTATTGATTCATGTTTTACCACAGGACAATCGGTTTATGTAAACGCAGGTACTTATGCTGTAACAGGTATTAAAGTTTACCCAAATACCATTCTTGATTTTGATGCAAATGCTGAATTGTTAATGACAGATGATGGATTCTGTATTAGAACATCAACAAGTCCATCTGTAACAATTCCAAACAATTCAGTAAATAAAGTTTGTATCAATAACGCAAAAATTGATATGAATGATAAATCCGGCGTTGGTATTTTCTTTGAAGGCGCTCAATTTTGTCAAATTAACGGTGCATAAATTAAAGGTGTTGGCGATACAACATTTACTTACGATGATGGCGTTGCTTCAAGTGCGTTATATCGAAGTTCTGCTATTGCTCTCAAAGGTATTTATGCTGTTGCGGGTGCTTATTATAACAACATC